GGCAAACTTTGAGTATTAACAGTCCGATGCCGGTCTTCATGCCGGTCACCGTGTGGCTGGCTTCGTCGTTGCAGCTGGGGGCCCATGTAGCAAGGGCCCGGTTCTCGCATAGGCTCATGGTCATACCTCCTCGTGCTATGGGTTAGCTACTTGACCTTGACGATGACGCCGTCGGCGATGGTGGCGTTCGCATACCATGTATGGGCGGCGGGGTAGTGAGGGCCTTCCAGGCTCACCGCGCCATCGGTCTTAGCGGGGAACGGTCCAGGTTGCCACACGTCAACCCTCACGCCAGCGGCCACATCGGCCTTTAGGGCTTTTTTCGTTCGGTAGTTGGTGACGGTGTACATGATGTATCCCTTCTATGCGCCGTAGGCCCGGCGCTGGCACTAGTGAAGCCCTATCACTATCGGGACACCGCGGAAGCTCGAAGAGCCGCAAGCGTGGCCTGCTGGAGTGCAAGAGCCGCATTTGCCTGGGCACACGAAGACTTTCCCCATGCCCATATCGCGGGCGCGCTGGCGTAGTATGGCGGCCCATTGCTGCCAGCGTTGCGGCTCAATGGCACGCGTAGGCATTGCGTAGGGCGCTGGTATGGCGTCAAAGGTGCCGCGGTAGACGGGTAGCGCCTTGATCTTCTCCAGCATGGCGGCGCCGTATTTAGAGCCACTGCTTGCGTTTAGCTGGTAATTGGACGGCCACGGGCGCCCGGACGCGGCCCACTTTAGGAATAGCGGCCACGATTTTGAGTATCCGTAGGCGCGAAGATCTTCGCGTTCGCCTAGTAGCTCAAACCAGAACGCCATCGTTTCGATGCTGTCAAAATCGCCGTCAACGTATAGGCGGAACTCGCGCCCCTGTTCTATGGCGTGAACGGCGTCCCTAATTGCGGCCCGTCCCCCTACCGTCCGCAACAGTATCGTGTTTTGTAGCTGGCGAAAATATGGCGCCGCGTAGCGCCAGGCTTTGAACGAGTAGCACCACCGTAGGCACGGCCCAGCGCCTGGGCACGTTATATCGGGCGCCGCGCTAAACGCCGCGAACGGGAGCTTGCCGTTGCCGGTGTGGGTAATGGGGTCCCATTGCGGATTCTGTCCGCCCGAGTCTAGGAAAATCTCGAAGCGGCGCCACTCGCGGCGCCATGTACTATCTTCGCGTGGCCATACGGACGCCGGACCGTTTGCCTTTGAGACGCGGCGCGGTATCGCGAACCCTTCCGGCATTGTGGGCCGCGGCCCGCGCCCGTCTATGAACGCCACGCTAGCGCGTGCCAGCGCCAGCAGTGTGGCCTTGTCGGTATAGACTCCCATATCTATCTCCTTGTGCTAGCTACGCAAAATGTGGCGTAGTTCGCGAGCTTTTGCCATAATGGCGGCCGCGTCAGCAGCTTGTTGTAGTTCCAGGTCTGCCACAATGGCTTGGCGTCGCGTCGCCTTGCGTAGTTCCATGTCCGCCACAATGGCGTCAAATATGGTCTTGGGGTCGCTTGGCTGGTCCATGCTATCTACTCCTCCTCGGTGCTACTTGCAAGCATCATATCCTAGCCTAGCAGGCATTGTCAAGTATTTGTAGGCACCAATAAGGCACCAATATTACGCGTGCGTTGACCGGGTGGCCGCGCCTGGAATATCCTTGACGGTATGAACACCACAGACGGTGACAAGCCCGCGCCCAAGAGAAACCGCACTACAGCGCCCACTCCAAGCAAACGCCACAACAGCGAAGCGTCGGCCGAGGTAGCACAGGCGGAGTCGCAGGCTAGATGGGTGGCTACGCTGGAAGCGGCTGCGGCGTCGGTGCTTGAGGTTGAAGCTCCGCTCGCCTTTTCGCAGATTCAAAGGGATACGTGGGCGCGCCAGCAACGTTTCCTCTCCGCGTACATCACGCAGGGCAACCGTGCCCGCGCAGCCGTAACGGCCGGTATAGACCGGCGGTCGGTCTACGAATGGGCGGAGCATGACCGGCACGGGTTCAATGAGCGGTTCAAGGATGCCGAGCATTCCTTTCGCGAATTGTTCCTTGAGTCGAAGCTGTTCGAGATTATTGGTTCGATGAAACCCGGCCACAACCCTCTTGCGCTCGTTTTTGCATTGAAGAGCGCCTGGCCGTCTAAATATGGGGACAGGGTGACGGTGACCGACGACACCGGCCAGGCGCTTGTAGCGCGGCTCACAGAAATGAGGGCCGCCCTGGGCCGCCCTGGTGTAGAGGTAACGATTGAGGGTACCGCCAAGGCCATAGGCGACAAGGTAGACACTGCGAATTCCGCAACATAGCATCGGCCATATAGCCGAAAGGCACGTTTCACCTTCAGGGATTCGTCTAGTGAATCCGTCCCGCACGCAAGGGAAACCGTAGAATGGGGCGGATTGGTGGGGTCTGGTGTCGGGCTGGTGTCGGGCTGGTGGTGTCGGTGGTGGTGGTGTCGGTCTGGTGGGCTGGTGAGGGTGTAGGAGGTCTGAGTGGGTGTGGGAGGTTGTGGTAGGGGTGGGGATGGTTGATGAGGTTTAGGTGGATGATAGTGTTGTAGTGGGGGGGGTATGGCTTATGGATTGTTGTGGAGATATGGATGCTACCCATCTAGATTTCGATGCCTAAAAGGCTTTCCGTTCTGTTGGCGTTGTAGTGCAATGGTGGCTATGGGTTGGGGTGGGGGTTTACGTGATGGTGATGTTGGTGGTGATGTGGTATATGACTGGGGGTATAGATTATGAGGGATGACGGGGTTCGGCGTGTTGTGGTGTTGTTGAGGGGGGAGGACTTTGAGGTGATTAGTGGTGCTGCGGGGAGGGCGGGGGAGAGGGTATCTGCGTATATACGTCAGGCGGCTCTTAATCGGGCTACGGGGACAACGTGGTCGATCAAGACCGAGCATAATGGGGTGGGTATTGGGGTGAGGGTTTCTGATGCCGGTTAGGGTTACGAGGAATAGGGATGGGACTTTTCGTGTGACGACGCCTGGGGGGATAAAGGCTAAGAGGACGACGAAGAAGAAGGCGAAAGCGCAGGCACGAATTATCCGAGAGGCTGATAAGGGGCGGTGATTTGTGGCTTTCTGTGTTTGACATCTCTTCCTTGTTCTGAGTCATAATTCGGAATGGACGCGGTTACGCAGGAGGTATTTGAGCAGATTGGTCTTACGCCGACGGACGGGCAGCTTCCGTTCATTGAGGCGCGAGAGAGGTTTCTGCAGCTAACTGGGGGTATTCAGGGGGGCAAGAGTGTTGCGGCTGCGGCTAAGGTAATAGACAACTACGGGTACGATCTGCTCAATAATCCAAAGGACGGGCGTGGGGACGCTGATCCTATCCTTTATTGGCTTATTGGGGAGAGCTACGAGGAGACCGCCAGGGAGTTTGGATACCTCGCGGACCATTTCAAAGCTCTTGGGTTCACTGTAGAGCCGTCTAAGAGGCTTGATCCCGGCCATATCGACTGTCTTTCCGGCGGGAAGCTCTTCGTTCGCATAGAGACCAAGTCTGCGGCCAAAATCTCTCGTCTCTCCAAGGACGCGCCGCACGGGATCGTCATGTGCGAGGCTGGGCAGCAGGGTCTTGAGGTGTTTGAGACGGCGCAGGCCCGTGTCAACATGAAGAGCGGGTGGCTGATACTCGTTGGGACCCTAGAGGCAGAGCAGCCGTGGTACGCGCAGAACCATATCGCCTGGCAGCACGGCGTAGACGACCGCAAGAGCTTCTCTTTGCCCTCTCACTCCAACTTGTACTTCTATCCGGGCGGTAGAAACGACCCCAAGATACTCGAACTGAAGCGCAATACCTCTGACCGCTTCTTCATGGAGCGCATAGAGGGCGTTCCGGTCCCGCCCACAGGGCTCGTGTTCCCAGAGTTTCGGCCCGACATCCACCTACGGGACGTGCAGTGGGTGCCCGACGAGCCTGTCTTCATATTCATAGACCCAGGGTATGCTGGAGCCTATGCGGTAGAGGTCTACCAGGAAATAAACGGCCAGATGTGCGGTATAGACGAGGTTTACGAGCGCACTATGGTCACAGAGGACATCATCGCGATCTGCCAGCAGAAGACCTGGTGGAAGGGCATCAACAAGGGGCTCATCTCCGGCGTCATCGACATCGCGGGGCTGCAGCACCAGGCAATGGCCGCCCCAGTGGAGATTTGGCTGAAGAATGCAGGGATTTACCTCTCCTCTAATAAGGTAGGGATAAACGACGGCATTGAGCGCCTACGAGCTCACCTCAAGCCCGACCCTATCTTCGGGATACCCAAGATCACCTTCAGTCCAAAGCAAAAGGGAATACTCTCAGAGTTCGGCGCGTCAACGTCTCCGTTCGACGACCGCAAGATGGAGCCCTACCGCTGGAAACTTACCCGCGAGGGCAATATAGTCGGCCAAACGCCAGAGCAAAAGAACAACCACGGCATCAGCGCAACCATATATGGCCTGATTGACAACTACGGGTATACTATGCAGAGAAGCCGGGAGAAAATCGCCGTGATGAGGTTCTAGGTGGCTAAAGTAACGGGGCCAGAACCCAAAGAGATCATCGACAAGGTCAAGGCGCACGAGCGGGCCACGTCGTCGTTGAGAGACCGCTTCGAGCAGGACTACGGAGAACGAGGGCTTCCGGGTCTACACCTCTCCAATGCCCATGTACTACGCCGACAAGGTGATGAACTGGTGCGCGGCGTCGGCGATGACCGCCAGGTGCCCAGAGCACAATGTGCAGCTACATGAGCGAGAGTTCGATAACCTCAAAGAGAAGTTCTGGTGGGGAGCGTTACGCCAGATAGACGAGGGGCTGCTGGACCAGGGCCTCCCGGTGCTCAAGGAGCAGTTGTCCTTCTATGGGACCGTGCGCGGGCCGATCTGCGGGCGCGCTCTTATAAGGAAGGTAGACGGCAAAACCGTCTTCGACGCCTTCCCGTGGGACCCCCTGCACACCTTCTGGTGCGTGGGACACGGCGGCCTGGAGTGGATTTGCTACGCCGTAAAGAAGACGGCCACTGAGATCAAGGCCGAATGGGACTTTGAAGTAGAAGAGTCGATGGGCTCCGAAGACGACTTCATGGTCTACGACTACTACGACAAGAAGATCAACACCGTCGTTGCCGATGTCGGCGAGGGCATGATTCTAAAGAAGCCCGCAGTACACGGTGGAAAGCGTGTTCCTGCCTGGATAGCGTTCCCCGGCAGTGCACCGCCCATTAGGTCTTCCGTAGAGCGCTCAACCGATACCGACGCCGACTACGGCGAGAGCGTCTTCAAGGCCATACGCGGCACCATAGAAGACTACAACCTCGTTATGTCCATTGTTGAGGAGTTGGTGTCACGTTCCCGCAAGGGCCCGATGTCCATAACCTCTCCTGACGGGCGCAAGCAGCTAGAAGAGCACCCGTCCGAGACCGGCATGATCGTTTCACTGGCCGATGGCGACAGGATCGACACCATTCCCCTAATGGAGATGGTCAGGGACACCGGGACCTTTTTGGGTCTCATTACCGGGGAGATACAGCGCGGCTCACTCCCGTTCTCGGCATACGGGGAGATCGCCTTCACCCTTTCGGGGTTCGCCATTACTCAGCTTCGTCAGGGCATTGACACCGTAATAGAGCCCCGATTGCGCCTGATAGAGAACTCCTACCGACAGATCGAGCGGCTGTTCACCGAGCAGTACGCCACAGGGAAGTTTGCAGAGGTCACCGCGCAGGGCTTTGACGAGAACCGCGAGTTCTTCAGAGAGGAAATCCCCGCCGAGGTGGTGGAAGAAGCCTGCACCATTGAGATCAAGCTGGTCGGGCAACTCCCTCAAGACGATGCGGCCAAGGTAGCTCAGGCCCAGGCTATGCGCGATGGCCCAACGCCACTTGCCTCTGACCGATGGATATGGGACAACGTGCTCAATATCCAAGATACCGACAACATGGACCGACTATTAAAGGAGCAGCAAGGAGAGCGGTTGACTCCGATAGCGGTGATGTGGACCCACATGGTGGCGGCAGAGGAGCAGGGGCGAGACGAGGTAGCCCGGATACTCTTCGGAGAGTTGCAGGAGATGCTTCTGCAAAAGCAGATGGCTCTTCAGCAGGCAGGCATTATGCCTGGCGGTCCTGGTGGTGGCGGTCCTGGTGGTCCCCCTGGTGGTCCCCCTGGTGGTGGCCCCCCTGGTCCCCCGCCGAACGGTACCGCCGGCTTTGCCCCAACAGTGCTGCCAGGCCCCATGCAGGGAGCTCCGAGACCGGTTCCAACTCCCCAGGCAGGGCCCAACGTCCCGCCAGGACAACCAAGGCCCGGCGCACAGTCCGCAGATAGACGTCTTTCCGACGCAGGCCTATTCGGCCCCGGAGGTTAAGTAATGGCACCCTTTTACCAGCCACCCCCAGCAACGGATTATTACATTGGACCCAAAAAATACCAGCCCGACTGGGTTTCTGACACATGGGAGAAAGTTGCCCATGTCCAGATTGAACCTGGGGACAAGAAATTATATGCCCTCTGGAGTTCGCCCGCTGGCCCAGCGTCCCTCAGTCCGATCCAGGACGCATACTCAAGGATAATCCCTCTAAGTGCTGAATTTAAGGAAAGGCTGGGAGTATGGATAGAGGGGGCTCATATCCGTAAAATCCAAGACGGGCGTTGGTGGCGTGTCAACGGCTCGGCGCAGGGCACACTGCCTAGAGAGCTCCAGCCCATCGACATGCAGGGCAGTCTCAAGCCATCCGGCGAGTTCCTGCCTGGTTTTACTGGGCAGCCCCAGCCGGGCCTACCCCCCACTGGGCTCCCGCCGGTTACGCTGCCGGATACCCCCGCGGATACCCCCGCGGTCACCCCCGGTGCTACCTTCCTAGGGGGAACCCGCTATGAGCGGCCTGCAGAGGCTCCTTCAGATTGGGTAGTGCTTGGAAGCGTTGCAGTCACAACGCAAGGAGGTGGCGGTTATTCCTGGATATGGGGCGCACCAGGGACCACGCCCCAAACCCAAGGATTCCGTCCCCTGAGTGAGTACGACCCCGCAGCACCTGCGGATACAACCACTCCCGTAGTGACCGGACCTGATGTCGATATTCCAGAACAACTATTGTCTAACTTTCGTAATGAAGCGAGCGCTTCCTACCAGGATGCCGCTGCCTTTCATGATGGGATGACTGACTACTATATGTCCCTAGGGGACACTAGGAACGCTGCAGAAATAAAAGCGCAAGCCTTTATGGATACCAGGATACCGATTCAAGAGGTAGACACTGGCGGGGAGGTAACCCCTGAAGCTGATCGCCCCCAGACACTCGAAGAGATACTAACCGAATACCACCAGGGTCGGCTTGTCTTAACGGAGGGGAGAACGCAAAAAGAAGAGGCCCTTGCACGAATATACGCATTCTATGAGGCAGCGGGCTCCAAAGACCCATCTGCCGATGCCTCCGCCTTTTGGCTTGGAGAGGGTTTGACGCTTGAGGACGCTGGCCCTGACCCTGGAGACTATATAGGAGGGATGTACGATCCCACCGCACCAGAGTACGATGTCAGCGGTATATATGGAATGACTCCGGGGGAACAGCGCGATAGGTTTCAGGAGCAGTCTGACCCGGAAGGGGTATTTGAACGAACCATAACGCCCTTAATGGAAGGACTTGAAACGGCTTTCGGGCCTGTACGTCAAAGCGTCCTTAATCGGTATGGCGATATCCGGTCCCAATACGAACTCTTCGGTATGCCGGGTACATTTAAGTCGTTCATAGAGGGAGGTAAGCCCACTGCCAGTGCACTCAGTGGAGCACTAGGGAACATTGCAAGCTTACTTCGCCTTGATCCTGAATCAGAGGAATCCCAGCTTTGGGACCGGGGTCAGGCACTCCGAGGACTCTTTGGGGCACAAGAAGATAAAGGTCAAGGGAGGCTACAGCGGGCTCTTCTACAACCTCTGCTGGCAAACATCTCGCCGGCGGCGCGTCCATACGCTGTCAATGCAGCTTATGACCTATTTCGCCGAAGGATGTCCAGCGAGCCGGGGCAATACCTCACCGAACTTCTTGCACCTGGGGCGTTCTACGGCAGCCGCCGTGTCCCACCGGCCCAGGAGCTATTCGACAATGGTCGTGGTGGCATATAAATAAGATAACCTACGCGAGGTAATGCTAAATAATGACACAACCGAATCCATTTGCCTTCGGTGACTTCGGCACTGCGTTCCTTGAGGAGCAGCCACGAGCGACATATGAGTCCTTTGGGTTTGGTCGATCTCCGGCAGAGCGGCGCTTCTTCCAGAACCAGTTCACCAATATCCACAACCTATTCTTGGGGTCATTAGCGCAGCAAGCCAGGATGGGCCGAGTCCCACAGGGCACCTTTTCGGGCTCGTTCCTACCCGAATTCGATCCCAGGCGACATGCGGCCCAGACCTCGCCATCGTTCCGGGGTACAGCCCCCCGAAGCCGCTTTAACCCGCCAACTCGGAGCCTCTTCTTTTAGATGCCCGAACATACAGAGGCAGAACGGCGTAGGGCCCAAACACGCCAGGAATATATAGACAAATATGGGCCTAAGCTGACCCCGGTGCCACAGGCCTCTTCGGTCCCTACTCCCACCGAGACCGCGGAGGAACGGAGGGACCGATATATAGACAAATATGGACGTAAGACGACCCCCACGGCAACACCTACCCCAGTTGCTACACAGGTGGCCGCTACACCACCTGATGTTACCCCGGCCCCTCCTACTCCCCAACCTCCTCGGGTGGAGGAGGGGCCTTCTTCATTGGAGTTCCCCGCACCCCTGAGTCTTGCTGGAGCCATACTTAGTTCTGGAAGACGTGACGCTGAGGCATCTGCTCTTGCCGGCAGGCTACTAAGAGGCCCGAAAGAGCGCGCCGTACTCGACATCCAGCAAACACTTGGTGTACCTGCTGCTGCGGCACTTGTCCTATGGGTGGAACAACAAGCGTTTGCTGGTGAGCAAGCCCTGGAGAAGGAGACTAAAAGGTTACGCGCAGAGGGGGCTGGCCCCCTAGACGCGGTCACCAGGGCCTATAACACGCCTGGGGTCGTGCCAATTTGGGCCAAGATACCCGCAGAGATGGTTACAGACCCCTTGAATCCCATCCTTGGCCCTCTTGGCCCTATCGCACGGGCACCACTGGCAGGAGCAAAAATAGCGGGTAGGCAGGCTATAACACAGGCCACAAGGCGGCAGTTGCCGTCTCTGGAAAGGTTCGCGACCACACCAGGCTGGTCCTCGTCTAGGTCCAGGCGTACCCTCCAGCCCGATATTCTCCAGGCAGCACAGCAACCAAGTCCCACGGCCGCCCCCGCTGCCCCCGCCGCCGCACGGGCTGCTGATGTTCTCACTGCCGCCCCCACTACCCCCGCCACTCCCACTACCCCCGCCGTACCGGTTGGTGGGGTTCCTACTCAGGCTGTTAGTAGGCGTGGTCCTCTTGGCCGTCTAGGTGGATTAGCAACTGCTCGCCTAGGGCGACGTAGGCCACCTCCACGACCCGTTATACCCCAGCTCACAATTGCCCCAGAAGAGGTCGCAGTTAACAGACTTACCAGCCTGATTGAGAGCGCTGTCCCTGTGCGTGAGGCAACCGAAGCACTGAAGAGCGCAGAGTTGGGTCGTCGTGTCGCTGTCGGTGCGCGCATGTTGGAGAAGACTGCTGATCCTCGGGAGGCTTTTCGGCGAGCGAGAGGCGCGTTGGCTGGTGAACTACCTACGGTGCGATTCACACCTCCCGAGCCTGGTATGGCTCCGGACCAGATCACGTCCCTCTTTGAGCAGATTCGGAGTTCTGATCTACGCCACCTAACCAAAACTAGCACTGACGTAGCCTTGAATAAGGTGCTCGCAGGTGAATTGCCAACCCGTAGCGAGATCGTTCTATTGGAGGAGATGTTCGGCGCGCCACTGGCAAAGTCTATCCTGAAGCAGCGTCCTGGCGGCCGCAAGGCATTTGAATCCTTCATGGATATTGCTAACATTCCCCGATCTCTTGTTACCGCCTTTGACGCATCAGCCCCGCTACGGCAGGGCGTTGTGCTGGCTGCAGGGCACCCCAAACGATTCACTCAAAACGTCGTAGTGATGTTCAAGGCGATGGCGCGAGAGAGTTATGCTGTTGCCATTGATGATGCGATAAAGGCAGACCCCCTTTACTCTGTCCTTGTACAGCGAGGCCCCCAGAACAAGAAGGGGTTGTTCATCGCGGAGCGCACAGCTGTTACAGGCGGCTTAGCGGCCCGTGAAGAGGCGTTTATGTCCCGCCTGGCCCAGCGGATTCCAGGCATACGCATTTCAGAGCGGGCTTATGTCACGTTCCTTAATAAACTCCGCTTTGATGTTGCCAAGGATACCTATAATGGCTGGCTCAGGGCAGGGAAGACTATCACCGACGCCGATATTGATGAACTGGTTCTATTTCTCAACCGTGCCACTGGGCGTGGTGGTCTTGGCCCGGCAGAAGACCTTGCACCAATGCTCAATGCTGCGTTCTTCTCCCCGCGCCTGCTCAGTTCTCGATTCACCCTTCCAGCGAGCCTATTTACCACCAATAAGGCCGAGTCCGCTGGTGTTATATGGCTGACCCAGAACGTCGGCGTGCGGAAGATGGTGGCGAAAGACCTTGCTGCATTCGTAGGTACAGGGATTGGGATACTGAGTCTAATCAAGTTGTCTGGAGTTGCTGATGTGGGCGTGGACCCCCGCTCATCTGAATTTGGCAAGATAAGAATAGGCCCAACACGCATCGAGTTCTGGGGAGGGTTCCAGCCTATTGTGCGGCTGGTTGCTCAACTCATCACCAACGAGCGTCTGGGCACTGGCACAGAGTCCATCACAGGGCTTAACCGCACCGAGACCGTCGCAAGATTCGTGAGGAGCAAACTGGGTCCCCCTGGTGCATTCGGGACTGATATAGCGTTGGGCACCACATTCTTGGGTGAGCGATTGACTCTTAGCCAGCGCACTGTGATCCGACAGGTGTATGAGAGATTCACGCCCTTCTTCATCCAGGACGTTGTTGATGCCATCAACGAGCAGGGCTTGACGGGTGGGCTACTGGCTATCCCTGGAGGTTTAGGTGCTGGAATAACCAGCTTCGATACGGTGGAGGATGCAGCACAGAAAGAGTTTGGTGTCTCGTTCGTAGACCTCTGGCCCTTTGAACAGAGGGACGCCCGGAATATCTGGAAGGTCTCTCGGGACGAGTTCTTTGTTGAAGGCCTGGAGAGAGAGCGTGAGCCAACACGCAGCCAGGAGCTTGAGACGCAGCGGATGGCTCAACTTGAGGAGACTGCCGAAGACACTACGCTAACTAAGCAAGAGAAGATAAATCGGTACTTCGGCATCACGGCAGAGTTTGCTGTGCGCCAGGATGAGAGTGGGCGTACCATCTTCGGAGACTCTGATTATGAGCCCGTGATTGGTGGCACCCCAGATCAGCAGCAGGCACTCCAGGAATACTATGACTCTATTGTGCAAGCTACCTCTCCACCCCCAGCGTCCCTATTCGATAATCGTAAATGGCAACCACTGCTTAACGCATTAGAGGTAAAGTGGAAGCGCCAAGGTATCCTAGAATATGTTCAGGCCAACACCCGCACGAAGGGTGTCCCTCAGCAACTACGGGACATCCTACCCCAGAAGACAAGAGACCGCTTGGACGCAGGTGACAGGGCACGACAGAATCAACGGAGAAAGAGACGAGCTAAACCTTATAGACGCACGTCTACTCCATCAGCCCCAACAATTACTTCAACGCCAAGCCCTACTGTTGCGCCACTGCCAAAGAATATGACACTTGAACAGTTTCTGCGATATGCCGAAGAGAATTTCCCGCCCCGATGAACGCAGAGCGCCAAACCCTGAAGTGTGACTGCTGTGGCAAAGAGGGCCTTGCCTATCTGGATGGCAACAGGCTCGTTATCGTTGCCCGTAGGAATAGAAAGCAGCATGTCAAGGTTATAGAACTTGACAAGATAGTGGCTGGCAAGTAAAGATACACAAAACTGGTGGTATGGTCTACCTATAGTCTTGGTCAGGATTGGCCGGCATTGCGTTAGCGCGACACCGGCCTTTTCCTTTTGGAGGTTATATGACTACAGAGCAGGTACCAGAGGAACCCGTAGTTGAACCAATCCTAGAGTTTCCTACCATTGAGAGACCTGAAGTTGAGCCCGCTCTCGCTCCTGCGCCTTCAGAAGCTGAAACTGCTGCTGTTGCACGGGCTGAGGCAGCCGAGGCAAAGGTCCAAGAGCATCAGGCCCGCGCAGAGGAAGTATCACGTCAGAACCAGGCCGCTCAGGTAGAACAGGCTATGGCTCAGGCGCGCCAGCAGTATATGGAGATGGGCGACACCGACGAGGTAGCCCAGGCCAAGGTTCAGGGGGAATACAACGTCTGGCAGACCAAGCAGGAAGTAGAGCAGGTCCGCAACTCCGAGTCACGGCGCATGGAGGCGGCTCTGTCCATAGGTGAGGAGTTCGGTGTGGCTCCCAAGAGCCTGTTGAAGTTCAACTCAACAGAGTCCATGAGGGAGCACGCGGAGATCAAGTCTGAACTGGCTAGCCTCAAAAAGGGCCAGAGGAAAATCACTCAAAATGAGGTTCCCGAGCAGCAGTTCGACAACAACCGTGGGTCTGCTGCAGGAAAGAGCGAGAACCTTGGGATGCTTGATAGGGAACTCACGGACGAAGAATACGCACGACTCGCCAAGAGAATGGGTTAAGGAGATAGGCTATGGCACAGACTAGTACCACCGGTGCTCTTGAAAATGCCGCCAAGGAGTTGATAGACGCCGCCCGTCTTACGGCAGAGCATAACGCTCCTGTCTGGGGATCGGTGCGTCACTTCAACCTCCAAAAGGGGCACGATACGGGTATCTTCCCCAAGGTTGGGCAGATGTCCATGAGCGACCTCACAGAAGGCGCGGACCTTGTGGACGAAGAGGAGATCGGTATGACGACGGTCTCCGTGACGCCCGGCGAGGTTGGTGCGAAGGTCATCCTCACCGACAAGCTCCTACGCCAGAACATGGCTGTGACCTTCCAGATGGTTGGTAAGCAGCTTGGTGACGGCATGAAGCGCAAGAGAGAGGAAGACCTAATCGGTCTCTTTACGTCCCTAAATAGCGGCACCAATTTCGGCGATGCCGCCAAACCTTTCTCTGCGGCCAATGCCACTGCCTGTGTGTCCGTTGCCAAGACCGACAAGATGGGCGAAGACATGGTGATAATCCACCATCCCAACGCCGTCATGCGGTTGGCAAAAGACCTCTCTACCATAGGATCAGGCACGATACGACCTCTTCCAGAGGGTTACTCAGCCCGACTCATGGGTAAGGCCTTCCGGGGATACATGATCTGGGACGTACCCGTGCTGGAGACGGGGAACATCACCCGAGACTCCGGGGATGATGCAATTGGCGTCATCATGGAGAAGAACGGGGCATTGGCGACACTCCAGTCGTTGGCACCTAGTACCGAGAAAGAGCGCGACGCCTCTCTACGGGCCTGGGAACTGGTCATGGTCAGCGACTACGCGGTATTTGAGCTAGACGACACGCTCGGAGCCGGACTGAAATACGACGCCGCTGATCCCGACACTGACGCATCGTAGGTGAGGTAGGGGTATGCCAACGTCTGAAGACATGCAGATGCTCAAGGCTCAGGAGCAAACCATCTTACGCTCGACGGGCGTGGCAGTGAGGCTGACTGACACCACGGCGGAGAAACGGCAGTGGTGGAGGGCAGACGGCACGCCCCTACCTAACCTGTTGCCCGCAGACACATACCACATGAGGCGTTACTTGGGCAGGGGGTGGTCCTTAATACCGCCCTCTGACCCGGTAGCGATTGCAGCGCCCAGGCTGATTGGCACAGGGGGTGGCACGGCGGTGGAAGAGGTATCCACGATAGACCCACCTACTACCTCTGAGACAGGGATAGACGACAGCGCTACTCCTATTCACATTGCCGACGACGAGGAAGTCACGCTGACGCCCCACACTCATAGGTTCGCCAAGAAGGCAGGGAGCGTGTGCAAGGTAAACGGCTGTGATGCTATACGCACCACGCCGTTCAAGAAGAGGGCCAGGAAGGCCGTTCCTGCTTAGTGCAGCCGTAACGATGGCCGAGGCTGCTGTAAACTATCGGCCCATCGCGGGGCATGAGAACCCGTAACTAGGAAGGAGACTGAAATGGCATTTGCGAATACGATTTACGGAAAGCCTGGTTGGGAGAAGGTGCTTACTTCTGACCAGCGTCACAAGCTAGGTACTCGGATGAGCTTTACTGACGGCAGGGTGTATCGGTACTGTCAGGCTGCAGGCACCGAGATAGCCGCAGGCAGGATCGTTCAGGCACCAGCTACGGTAGCCGCACACGATATGGATTTGGCTGTATCGGCTGAACGATGTTGATATGGCGACCGCGGTAACCATATCAACATCGTTGACCGTTACCAAAGACCAGTACAAAGAAGGATACATGTACGTCAATGATGCCGCTGGTGAGGGCACGATCTATCAGATCAAGTCCAACACTGCGGTATCGAGCGCGGCTGGCCTAGTCGTCACCCTAGATGAAGAAGACGGACTTTCGATAGCGCTGACGACAAGCTCCCTCGTTGGACTCACCTACAACATGTACGACTCGGTGATTGTCCAGCCCACCACTCTCACCAACATCATTGCCGGTGTTTCCCCGACGACAATAACGGCCAGCTACTACGGCTGGCTTCAGACGTGGGGATATGCAGCGGTACTGATGCAGGGTGTATCGGTTGTTGGGGACCAGGTAACTGCTGCGGAGACCACGGCGGCAGGTGCTGGGGTACTGCTCGACTCCTCTTCGGCCCAAGACAACGAGAGCATTGGTGTGGCAGCGTTGATTCCTGCCGTATCAACTGACTTCCAGCTTGTTAAACTTACGATAGACCCGTAAATGGCAACTGAGCTTTTGGCTCCCGAGATTAAGCAATGGCGCTAATGGGTCTATGGCTTTCCAAGAACGAGTATCGGGTAACCGACACTATGACTGGTAGGTCGGACTCAAGGCTTTTATACGGGACAAAGGATGAAATGGCTGACCCGGTGTACATGGAGGAGATGGCGCACTGGATGCGTGATCTAGTGGCAGCAGATTGGAAGAAAGAAAAACCTCAGCCTCATACACCGGGTCAGCGAAAAGAGATGGGCTCGATCTTAAAAGAGATAGGCGCTTCAAGAGACTACAAGCGAGATAATAACCATAGTCGTTGGTGGTAGAGTGAGGACGCCATCACCGGCGAGAGTGCTGGCTACGATAGGATTGATATGCCCGAGGTAAGCGTAAGCGTCACCCCGCAGGATTTCGGATGAAGGCCATAAATGTGGCCCTGAACCGAACCATTGGGGAAAACAATGCCAAGTTCCTCGGTCTCTTGAAACAACTCAAGAGTGGGGAGCTACCACTGGAGCGACTAGTTGTCAGTGACACCGACTGGGATATCATGCCCGCCCCGCCGAAAGAGAAGATCAACAACACGTCTGAAGAAAAGGTGCCAGCCAAGGTATGACCGTCTGCACCCCGCTAAAGCTTCAGGATGTGGCGCTTTCGCCCCCAAGCGATCTCCGAGATTGGGATTTTTCTTTCGACCGTAAAAAGGGCTTGTTCCGCTGGCGCACAGACGGTAACGAATGGCTCTGTAACCGCGCAGCCGGACAGGCTGAGGTGATGCAGGCATCTAGTGCGAATGGGCACATCATTTTTCGGTGCAAGCTGTTGATGCGGGACAATACAGCCTACACCTATCTGGGTGATGAGCCGGTCCTAGACGTACTGGACTTCCCGAAGACCTCGTGCTTGGTGGGGGAAGAGGGCCAGGACTACGGGAGCATTCCCACAGCGCCCTCACATTGGCGTCTCTGCTACCATAGGGCTGGGCGTAACTGGCGGCTGCGTGACGAGCGAACCAGCAACCTCTGGTTCGTGAACGACTACCGTGGCTCCATCAACCTAAACTGGTTTACAGGAGCCGTCAATCTAGGCTCTGAGTTTGACGCTCACATCTACCACGATGGACGGGTAACGGTAGACGAGAGCGGTACAGCATACTTCTTTCTGGAGTGAACCATGCCAGTCCACACGCCTAAAGAGCGCAAGAAGAAGGGTATATCCCGTGGTCCCAAGGGCCGCATTATGAAGAAAAAGAAGAAGTAGGGTGCTTTGGCAATCCAGGCAAGGTCTAGGGAACAGCTCCGGGTCTCTATTGGCTACAACCTAAATGCGATCAAGCTCGTAGAGGCTGACGCATCAGGGTCAACCTCGACTTTTATCACCGACGACATCCCCATAGGTGGTGCCGACGAGCACATAGGCAAGTGGATCGTCTTCACGTCGGGCACCAACGACGGCGAGATACGTCAGGTAACCGACTCCTCCGTAAGCTCTAACCAGCAGACGCTCACGTTCTACCCAGTGGCGGCAGCTACCGCCTCGCCTGACACTGCCGAGTTGTGGGATGGGCCACACGACCCTGCGATAATCCACGACCTAATCAACCAGGCTATCACTGACGCCACTGGGATCGCTTGGGACCGTGTAGAGGACACCTCGTTGTTCTCAGACGGTATCAGGCGGCGATACGACGTCCCAGACGGCATCGAGATGCTGACTCGCCTGGAGTTCCGCGAGTCCGTCAAGAAAACCAAGGTACACCTCTGCGAGAGAACCTTCGATGAGACCCCCAACGCTGGGGAGTTCACGCAGGCTATAGATACTGAGGACTATCGCCGCGGATCGTCGCTGAAGATAACTATTGCTGTTGGTGCTGACGCCGGGGAGTTCACTACTGACTCCATAGACTCCACCGATCTTACTGGGTATACCCACATCGAGGGCTGGATAAAGAGCACTACGACCCTTGCTGCCGCTGATTATGTGATCCACCTAGATAACGGCACGGTCACGGCAGACGGCAACGACAAAGAGTCCTTGGATGTGCCTGCGGTTGCCACAGCCCGCCGCTGGACGCCCTTCAGCATCGCCTTGGATAATCCCGAGGAAGACGGAGCCCTTATATCCATCGGCATAGAGATGAATGTGGATAAAGGCGCACATACCGTTTGGTTCGATGAGATAGTGGCTACCCGCCAAGACGACGCCAACTGGGCATCAATACCCACCCACCTATGGCATATTGACAAGGAGGCCCGAGACCTCGTTCTAAGCACAAGCGCACTCCGGGTTGCCCCATACAACAAACTGAAGCTCGTGGGCGGCGATGTGCCCGCTACGCTGGATACAGACGCCACGGCTACCGAGATAGACGGCTTCTACATCATCGCCTACGTGACGGCTCATGCACTGATGGCTAAGTCTGGGGGCACCACAGACGCAGACGCCCACGGGACACGGGCTGGGCTGTGGTTTAGGCGTATGGAGCAGGCTAAGAGGGCCTTAAACCCTGTAATAGAGCCCAGAAGGCTGGTGTCCTAATGCTTAACCTTGTTGCCACTGGTGGCCTCTAATGCGTATCGACTCCGATATTGTGGACGTACCGTCCGCTGGCACTGCAGTCCGTATTCTCAATACCACCGACAAAATCATGTGGATCAAGTTCACTGCGCCTACTGCCAACTCGGGCCTGACGTATGTGGGCCTTTCCGACGTCTCCGCCACGAACGGCTATCCCCTGGGGGCGGCAGGTGGTGTGGACGCAACGGTGGAGATGGACTATAGGCCAGGGTCGATAGTTGCCAACCTGCTCTTCATTGACGCTGCCACCAACGGTGACGACGTGGCTTGGATAGCGATTCTAAGATGACGCTGCAGCGCGTCATCAACGTCAATGAGGTAAGTATCAACGGTGATATTTATGCCACTACCGGGCAGGTGATCTCTACCCCATCGTCGCAATACGCCTCACCGGTACGGTTTGGAGCTATCACCGGGGACTCACAGCAGCGCCTCTCCCAGGTACGATGGTCTACCGCCCGCGGTGGGATAGGCAAAAAGGACTTCCAGGCCGCAGCGGATACGAGCCGTCTCTGGTACGGGACAGGATGGCTCAGAGTAGATGGGCATAGAACCCTCCCGTCCCGAGTAACGACCACGGCAGCCTCTGGTGTTAGTGGGGTGTTCAAGATAGGGGCCATTGCCGAATTGGCAAACGCTATATACGCCTCCTTTGGCCTTTCGATTAGAACGCTCGACTTCAACACCGACTCGTGGGGCAGTAATCTCCATACCCTGGCTGCGCTTGCCACAGATGCCCTCACGGCACGTCTCAATGGCACCGTGTACATGATCTTTTTCTACGGAACTGGTTACGTGTACTACATCGACGGTGGCTCGTTCACTAACCAGACCACCAACGTGCAGTACGGTGCGGTGTGGGACGACCGGCTCTGGGGTATCGACTCTACCGGCCAACTACGGTGGACGTTCGATCCCACAGCCGCATGGACCCCCGACGCCAAATTGCCCTTGCCTGACGACTACGTGCAGGACCTATTCGTGGGTAGAGACGCCATTGGGAACCATATTCTCTACGCCTCTACCAAAGTCGGGCTATTCGCTCACGACGTGGATAATAACCGATTCGTCCAGACGGAAGTTGACCGGCCCTTCCATGACAACGCCGGGGCAGGTGTAACCCGATTCCGGGACGCCACATACATCCCCCAAGGGCTGGGTATCACCAAGTACGCCATTGGCAGTGGTGGTGCAGTTATCACCACAGTGGGGCCAGACAAAGACCAGGGGCTGCCAGCCAATAGACGGGGTGTGATCGTACAACTGCTTGATACCTACAACGATTTAATTGCCCTGGTGGACTCCACATCTGCTGCATCGTTGAGCATCGAAACCTTCCCTTCAGCAGGCTTCCCGGCCCATGCCTCACCATCCTTCAACACAGCTACAGGCGTATCAATGGTTTTGGCATGGGATGAGGTAGGCTGGCAGGTGATGTACGAAAGTACCGGTGCGGAGCAGAGCATCGACTACGGGATTGTATCTAACGCCTACTCTGGCTATCGACTTTGGTTTGCCCAGAACGAGCTCGTGCGATATATATCGCTCCCTCCTGACATAGTGAACCCCTCTGAGCTTTCGGATAGAGAGTACGCAGACTCCTCACGAGACGAGTTCTCCTGGTTTGACGGCGGGCAGGCTGAAGTAGATAAATTAGGTGTACGGCTCCATGTAGAGGTAGCGGGCGCATCTAGCACTGAGACTGTTACCCCATATATCGGCACCGATTTTGATGACGACACATGGACTGCCCTGGGGGCAATTAGCTCAGATGGTATCCATACATACCACTTGCTGCCGGTGGCTAGTCTCTCAGGCAGGGTTGCGGGCATTACGACGTCTGCAACCGGCCTTGAGTTTCGAGCCCTCCGCTATCGGGACGACATGGCTAACGGCACTAATAACCGGGTTTCCCCCGATGTGCGTTCCGTGACGCTGGAGTACCGTAAGAAACTACCCTTCCGGCTGCAATTCAGTGTGGAGATAGACCTGAATAATGAGAGCCACGGAAGGTCGGCAAAGCAGCAGCGTGCAGACCTACTGACCGCATACGAGTCCAACTCCGCTATCGAGTTCACCTATCGTGACGACACCGGCGATACCCGCAACTACTACGTGGATATCGTATCGCCGCAGATTTCCGAGTTTACCGGGTACGACGAGCGGGGTCGCGTTCGGCTGATTGCTTCGCAACTCTAATGGTTACTCAACTCGCACAGGTACAGCCCCCGCCGGATTTCCAGGGTTCCAAGCCGGAGTATATAGTCTTAGTGACACTTGAACGGTTGGGCCTGCAGTTGGGTGTGGACTTCTCCTTCCAGCAGAGGTTCTTTGGTGGCAGGACTGAGAAGGGTGGGTTGATAATCGACTTCTTGTTTGATAATCCGCCTAACCTTGCCATCAATGTGCAGGGCCAGTTCTTCCACCTGGAGCAGGGTCCGACCACCATCTCCAATGACAAGATGGCTCGTGCTCAGTTGGCAGGTGAGGGAATAACTCTTATATTTATAGACGACAACGACGTTCTCACTGATCCAGAGTTCTATGTAAGGGCTGCTCTGAACTATCAGGACTTGAGCACCTTGGGCGGAGGCTAGGCTATGTCAATTGACCTACAGGGACACGCCTTCAACGCAGCAGGCGTCGCCATTAGCGGCGCAACGGTGGACGTCTTCACTGTTGCCACGGCAGCGACCAACACGACTTCGAGTTGCTCCGCCACAACATCTACCACGACCGACTCCACGGGCCTGTGGACACGGGATAATGTGACGGACGGCGTGTACGACATACGGATCACCTCGGGCTCAGAAATCCGCTGGCTGCGGCAAGAGGACCGCATAGCGGCCTGCAAGCTCACCATCAACACCGTACAGATGCGGGACGGCGCGGCATGTTGTGTGGGAAACCTATTCTTCGGTGATGGCGAGGATGCCGCGATTCGCTGGAGCACTGGCGACTCCAGCAATAACTCTCTCGCCATCGGGCTGGGCAATAGCAACCAGGGGCTTCATATCACGGACCTTGGTGCCATCAATTGTGACTGGGACATATCGGCTACCACCCACCCGAATGTCTACATCCATTCCAATACCACTCCCCCCTGTGACTACTTACGCCTGGGAGACCATGACGGCACAACTGCCTATGTAGATGTAGTTGGGGGCACCACGCTGGCGCTTGAGATAGCTGGCAACACCGAGCTTACCGTGACTGCCAGTGGCCTGAACGTGCCGGCGAATTCGGACATCTTGTTCACCGGCACGACCGGGACTAACGATATTGTGCTGACCAATGGGCTGGCCGACGCCCTGAGCATCACGGACGGATCGGCTGACGTGATCGTTATCGACACCTCCACCTCTGGTAACGTCATTACCTTCACGTCCGCCATCACAGCTTCGGGAGACTTAACTCTGTCCGCTGGTG